CTGTTTTTATCTTTACACTCTCGGGGCTGTCTCCGGCAGGCCTCCACGCTACCATGTATGTTCCGTATTCTCCTGGTAACTTTTCTGTGACAGGCACCCACCTATCGGCTTGCTGTGCTTCTAGGGCGGTTATTGCTAAAGCTTGAGCTTTGTGCCACTCCGTACAACAAGGATGTATCCACCCTTTACGGTATTTTAATTCTTCAATAGCCTTTTCTATCTCTTTATTCATTCCTCTAACCCACCTTTCACCACTGGTATTAATAAATCATTTCTCCATGCTTTCACAGGCTCAAACGCATTTATTGAATACAACATCTGAGCATCGCGTTCCAACTGCTCCACTGTTTTAGATACATCATAGGCAGCACCGATTGTACTTACTTTGCATCTTGCCTGCCATAATCCGCATAATTGGTTATCAATCGCAAATACAACCTCTGTATCTCCTATCTCTTTTGCGTCTTCTTTTTCTTTCATCAGTTCCTTTTCCATTAGCTGTATTTCTTCTATCAATGCCTTACGGCTTATTAAATCCATATATAACTCCTTCCCGGTTATCCTAACCGACTATGGTAATACTTCTGGATAGTCAAAGATGGTCATTTGATTTCTCGTTTCTTTTGTTCCGACCTGAATTATAAAATCTTTTAACATTTCTGTACTTGACTTGCGAAAGAAATCTTTTGATACTTCAAATCCAAAGCTATTACGTCCTAGTTCTGCTGCTGCTCTTAATGTCGTGCCGCTGCCGGATACCGGATCAATTACAACGTCACCTTCATCCGTGAATATTTCGATTAGCCTTTTAAGTACGCTGACAGGTTTTTGAGTAGGATGTATCTTCGGATAATCCTTAACACTATCTCTTTTCCATTCGAACCAGTTAAACACCATATGACCGTTGTTATTGAATTTAGGAAGTTTATCCCTATAAAGTACTAATCCGTATTCTGTGGCACCTACCACCTTCATATTCGCCTTGAGTACCTGTGCTGAGTAGTTCTTTACGAACACCAGAGGAATATGATTTTTAAACCCATGCTTTTCTGCATACTTAATAACTGTTTGTAGCTGCTGGAATGAACAGAATACGATCATACAGGGCGCTTTCCCTTTTTCCTTGGGTTCTTTCTTTAGCAAACGATTACAAAAGTGAAAGTATTCAGCTATGTTAAAATTCAGATCCGTATTGAAGAACGCTTTACCTGCTTTGTTGCTCTCTCCATTTTTGTTGTCACCGCCTATATACCATTCTGTACTGGAAGCGTAAGCATTCGCTCCAAGGTTGTAAGGTATATCTGCTATTACTAATTGTGCTTTAGGTATGTTGTGCCTCTTATAATTCTGAAAGTTATCATTGTATAATTCTGTTTTAATTTTTCTTTCCATCTTCTTCGAAAGGAGCCGATATATCTTTACCCTGCAGGAGCTCCAACTCCTTTCTATGTAATATATTTTATTTTCCGGTGAACTGCTTCACCTTCTCCCTTTCCTCTTAGATCCGCTGTAAATAAATTTATTCATGTTCCCGTTCTTACCGCTCTGGGTTACTTTTTTCTTACCTGCGACTTTCACGAACTTCATACTGCGGCCTTCTTTCTCTTGGAGAGTATTCGAAAGGGTTTCATTGCTTCATCCCATCTTTCACTAAAATTATCATAAGCTTTACTTCTCTTTGTTTCCTTCTTAGGCTTATTCATTTCTTCAAGTTCTCTAAGGAAGGTTTTACTTGGTAAATAACCAGTCTTGTTTACTTTGTATCTACCCTTAATTAATCCAGTTCGGTAATAACCTGTTATGAGAGTCTTATAACTAATTCCGAGTTCTTTCGCTGCTTCTGGAAATCCTGTGTCACGCATTACAAATTTATTTTCTAATGCATCGTAAACATCTATTTTGTTTTTCTGTCCTCTCACTCTTTTCATTTGTCACCCATTATCTTTTCAAGCATCTCCTCATTGTCATGTTCAGCTATGTAATCCCTAACTGATTCTTCCGGAAATCCTATAATGTATGTAGTTTCCTTTACACGGCTCTTGATACGTTCATCATAAGGTAATGTATCCATTGGGTAATTGCTGGTGTACATAGTTATTAGACGGTTGTTATAGCGCTCGTTTATAATGTTGTAGAACCGGTCATTTATCCAGTCAGCTATTTTCTCAGTGCCAAAGTCATCAATGATAAGAACTGGTGTAGTAGCTAATGCATCCATTAAGGCACTTTCAGTATAAGTCCGGTTTTCCTTATCCCAAGTCGACTTGATTTCTTTTATGATGTTACTGGATGTAGCAAATTTTACTTTTATTTCATATCTACGCATCATTTCATTTCCGATACTGGCTACTAATCTTGTCTTTCCACTACCTTTTGTTTCGCTATGTATGTACAAACCTTTTCCTGTTGCCTTGTGGCTTTCTATTTCGTCCAAATACAGGTTTAAAACCTTTAGCGTGAGATTTATTACTTGTCTGCTTTTTTGAAGCTTGTAAATGTCGATATTGAAAATCTCTAACAACATTCCCTTAAAGGCATCCGGTATATTAGCAAACTTAATTCGATTTCTGTCCATTTTTTCTTTCCGGCATTTACATGGTTTTGCACACTCTCTTTCGTCTGCATCTTTATACCAAATCAATCCGTTTTCATCACATCCGTATGGGCATTTATTCAAGTCCGGCTTCAAGCATGAGATCTGTGAGTGATTTTGATTTAGTTGTGCTAACAGGTTTTCCATTTCCGCTATTGTTACTTGGCTCTGCATGTCTTACCCCCTTATCCCTATTTCTTTTTTCCCAAGTGACTACCGCAGCTTTCCAATCTTTCATTTTTTGATTTCCAACTTTCCAATCTTTCGATGTATAGAAAGCAACGAATTGTTCTGCATCAATATTGTTATTTCTTGATTTACAATATTCCGATACTTCATCAACAGAGGGAGGAGCAAAGCGACTACTATTCTTTTTATTATCCTTATCTATACTAACCTTACCTATACTAACCTGTGGTACCGGATTGGCAACCGCTTGGCAACCATCATTCAAACTTAACGAGTAAGCACCATTATCTTTAATGTTTAGCAAGGCTAATTCATCTTGAAAATTAGTAGGATTATATCTATCTTTCCTTAGTGTATTGTGCATTCTCCAATGTTTAATAACGATAACTCCGCTTTCAAATCTAATTATGAAATTCTTCATCATCAGTACTTTTAAGTCATCCACGCTCGCATGTGATCTAAACATTGCCATCTGGATTTGATTATTGAATCCGTCATCGTCTGCGCTTTGGTTAAGGTGAAAATACAATGCCTGTGCTGCTGAGGACATTTCTATAAAAGCATCACTATCGGTTATTTTCTTCGTGAACATTCTACGATCTGCCACTTAATCACCTGCCTTGACTTCCCATACCGGTATGTATAATTTGTCATTGATGATTTGTAGAAGAGAGTGCTTATTTCCAAAGCTCACATCGTCTTTGATTTTTCCAATTAGTCTACAATTTTTCAGGATATCAAGCGGATAAGCATGTAAGTACTCGTTGTCAATCGTTCTGAAATGCCATTCATAAGGGTAACGAATTTCAATATATTCATCCCTTTCCAGAAGAATTTTTGCGTTTCGATTCTTAATTCGATGTCCTTCACCTGTAGACCAGAAATCATCTGTAACAACTTGCCATATCTGCCCCTGTTCAATTTTCATTCCTGGAACACGACTTCTAAGTGTGTCACACCATCTTTTAAATGCTTTTATTACCGGATCGGTGTTAGAAGTACCTGCCCATCCTGCGAAACCAATAAAACCATCCGAATTAAAACTGATACACTCTCTTCTGTGGAAGTAACTACCGTCCACATGAATGAATGCATGAAGCAGTTTCCCGTTTTTATCAAACTTGCTGTCCATTTTTCGAATATCGCATACTTTCATACCCATTTCCTTGGCATGTTTACCACCATCAAGTAGGTAATCTTCATATGATCTCTTTAAGTGACAGATTAAGTTTTCAATATCTGTTTTACTTACATCAGAATATTTAAGTCCGCTTTCCTCAAAATAATTTCTTGCTTCATTGTTTTTCATATGTATACCTCCTGTATAACTCAATCCAAAATTCTAAAGGCATTGTTACAAGCCACTCATGATTATTTTTACGGTGAAATACAGCAGGTAAGTCATATCCAAAAGGCAAATCTTTGCATCCGCTATCCCTCTTAGATTGGTCTACAGCATCATAAATATTAAGCTTCTCTACCCTCTTACACTCAATATGTATTCCTGGTAGACCGACAACATCATCACCATCTATTCCGCTGTACTGCTGTCCTCTTCTTGTTTTATATCCGTACTCTTTCAATTTATTTGCAAGCTCACGTTCTCCGCGTGCTCCTTTTTGTTTACTGTTCATATTCAATCCATCCCTTCATACAAACTCGCTTCTGTTAACCCATCTGTATCAGGTTGTTGTCGGATTGCTTCAATAATCTTTAGTTTAGTTTCTTTGCAAGGGAGATACCCATATTTAACATACCTAATCATTCTTTCAAAAGTAGATACAGGGAAAAGTATTTTATCGTCGGTAACCAACCTTTTAAGATGCAAATGTTCAAAGAAATTGGAATCGCAAAGTATTTTATACTCTATATGTGTTTTCTTTTTCTTAGAATCTGTATCAAATGGTAAAGTATTGTTAATTAATATTTCATCTTTGTCTAATACTTCCTCTTTGAAATAAGCAAATTTAGCAATAGTAAAATCAAAGTTTTCAAGTATTTTTATTGGGTTACCATATGTAGTATTTATCAGTTCTACCACAATCCCTGTATTAACATTTTTGTATGCTTTCACTTTTTTGCTCTCATAATAAAAGCAATATGTACCACCTTTATTTTCTTCTCCGCAAAGGCCGTCAAAATACTCTATGGCGGAATCATAATCAGCTTGTGATTCAAAAAATATATCTAAATCCTTTACTTTCTCATCGCAAAATATATTTTTAAAGCATCCTCCTGCTATAAAACCTTTGTGGCCTGTCATATATTCATCTAACCAATTTAATATATAAAAATTTTCACGATCTTTTTTTATTAACATTTGTTACTCCTTTCCCCGGCGGGCAAGGCGTAGCCCACCGGATTGAATAAGAAGGATTTATGGCACTGTGATATGTATAAATAATCTTCTTATGCATTGTCTGGAAATGGTTAATTAGTTTCTATA